AGTGCAAGAATAGGCACACCATTACGAGTGATTGTAATGCTACCGTTTGTAGACCACATAATTCGTTTGATGTCAGCACCAGTAACATTTTCAATAGTTGTATTTGCTCTGAGATCATTAAGAGTAAATGTATATGTTCCAGCATCAACTGCACGAATAACTGACAGACCTCTTAGTGTATTGGTAATTTCAAATGGCATTTTATCTTAGTCCCATAGATTTACGACGGCGCATTGACATCTTTCTCTTCATCAATGTACGTCTAAGTTTTGCTCTTCTTGTTGTTTTCCATGCACGTTTCAGTAAACGTGCTTTACGTAATCTTGTTGTTGCTGGTATACGCTTTACGGTATTGCCAGACAAACGATAACCTTTGATTGCGGATCTACGTACATTTTTCTGTACGACGATTTTACCTTTTTTATTACGACGAATACGGCGACGAATCTTTTGAACTCTACCCATCTTTACAATATTTGGGTTTCGTTTCTTTGCAGCCTCTTCTAATACTTCTTCGTCAACTTCAATCTCTTCAAACATTTCATCAACAACAAATGGCTTAACTTCTTCAAGTTTGTAAGAAGCTATCTCATCTAATTTTTCAAAGATGAGTTCTTTGGCTTCGTCTAATTTATTCTGAAGAATTAGTTCTACAAAATTCATAGAGTTTTCCAAACGTTGAAATAGATTCTGTTAGTTGATTCCAAAAATATTCTTTATTCTCTTCGTCTAATCTCTCATAGACATCAATAAACATCTCTTTTGTTTCTTCTGCAACAGATATATTATTACCGTCATTTAGAGCAATTTCGTCTGCTTCTAAAAATTCTTTGACATATTCTTCTGCTTGAATTGTAGCATCTAAAGCAGGTCCATATGGAACGCTAAAATATTTTTTAAGTTTGTCACTCCAATAGAGAGCAACTCTAGTTCCATCTGGATATAATCTTACCGCTTTTCTTTTGATTACCATAACAGCAGGAGGATCTGGCACTAAAGAAGATGCGCTTCCAACGCTGTCTCCTCTTGCTTCATTCAAATCTTCACGTACAGCTTGTCTTGCTCTAGTATAAATTTGCTTGTTGCTTGTAATCAAATCAGCCATGCGGTTAAAAAGATTACGCATGATCTCACGATCAGCACTATTGAACACAGGACGTTCTTCGCCCATCTTGTCCATAATTTTGTGAATACGCTGAAGCTGTGCTTTATTAGCCAAACCTGCACGAACAAGAGTATCTAGCTTTGAGTAATCAGCCTTCTCTTCTTCAACAATGTGTTTGAACTCTAATAAAGATTTCATTATTCAGCTACTTCTTCGGTATCTTCGTTGTTTGCGTTTTCTTCAGCTTCTTGGTTTTGCCCGCCAAAAAGAGTTGAAGCGATTTCTTGCTTACGGATCTGGAGCGCACCGAACGCTTTCGTTGATAATGCATTTTCTATGCTTTCTTTTGCTGCTACACTATCACCTGCAGCAACATTATTGATAATATCTTGAATATTCATAATAACCTTTCTTATCTGCGTCTATTATTTATGCTGATAACTGACTTGTTTACCTCATCATCAAGTTGGGGCGTCAGTGATTCAGTTTGATCTTCATTTTCTACCGTGTTGTCTTGTGGCGGTGTTTGTGCAGTCGCAGCAGCTTGTTGCTCTTGTTCAGCTTGCGCTTGCTGCATTGCCATAGGACCTTGCATCTCTGGTGGAAGAGTATCTTTCTCTTCTTTTATTTCTTCTTGCATTTCTTCAATCTCTTCTTCTGTCATCATCAATATCTTATTCATGACATATTGATTGGAGAAATAACGACCAACAAATGGATCAACCATACCTACCATTTGCAATCTGTTTTGTAATAGTTCTGCTTCACGGAGTTCAGTGAAGTTATTATCTTTACGGAAGTCATAATAAATGTCTTCTTTAAATTTATCCCACTCTTCACGTGTACAAATACCTTTTAGAACTAATTGAATTTTAAGTGCTTCATCAAATAGTTGTGAAAACTTATTACGCAGACGAACAACAAATTTGGCAAACTTCAATTCATCACGTGTTACTTCTTGTGAACGACCTAAACCAGCTAAACCACCTTCTTGTGATTCAAGGCGTGAATATGGTACGTTCAATGACTGAAGAAGTTTTTTCTGGAAGTATTTAACGTCTTCCAATTCACCCAAGTTTTGCCCTGCTGGTAATGTAGTGATCTCTGTACCTTTACCGCCTTCACGACGAGGTAACCAGAAGTCTTCTAACATTGACATGTGTTTACGTTCATCACGCAGTTCACCAGTGTTTGCATCGTAGACCATTTTGTTACGATACTTGATCATGATGTCACGTAGATATTGTTCTGCTTTACCTTTTGGTAAGTTACCAACGTCAATATAGAAAATACGGCGCTCTGGCGCACGTGAAATACGATAGATAACAATCGCATCTTCAATCATACGGAGTTGATTGAGTGGCTTGATTGCTTTGTGTAGATATGAAATAACAAAAGTATTCTTTGCATCCATCAAACCAGAATTGATATTGATAATAGATTCTGGTGCAATACGAAGACCTTGTGTTACGTTTGCGGTAAATGTTTGAGTTGTTGTACCACGATCATTGAACACGTAGTATTCTGCAACAGAATCAACAACTAAAGCACCTGTTTTTGGATCTCTTTCTTTTTTGACTTCACGTACCTTACGAATTTTACGTGGGTCAATATATCTTAATTCTTGAATACCTTCTCTTGGATTCTTATCATTAACCACCACATGATAGAACATGCGACCGTCAATGTACCAACGTTTGAATAAATCATCAGCTAGATTATTGAAGTTCAACATCTTTTGGATGTTATCAAACTCTTCAATAATTTTTTTCTTGATTGATTCTGGTTGCTTCAGATTGTCTAAAACAACATCAACTACTTTGCCTCTATCATCATGTGTAATGGCTTCGTTGACGATTTCATCAATTGCCATCTGACATTCTGGATGGTTAGACATCTCACGATAACGAGTAATAAGTTCAATCTCATTACGGACTGAACCTTCTAAGTCAACATAAGTACCATAATACGCATTTTGCGTAATGGTAACAGCACCGTCATCTAACTGTGCGGCAGAGGGAAGCACGAAAGATTGCTGTTCAGGCTTTTCTTTCTGAACAACATCTTTCGTACCTAATGTGAAGCCAAATAGCTTAATAGCCACGCCAAATTATCCTTTCATTGTATAATAAAAAGCAGAGGATTTCCCCTCCACTTTTAGCCTACTGCGCCACCAACGCCGGTTGCTTCCCACCACTGATATGCAAAAGTAACAGAATACTCTTCAATCGTATCATTTGAACCCCAATCTAGATCAATCGGAGTGATATCGGTTGGGAACATTCCTGTAAACTTATATGTACGAAGTGGCGCACCTACTTTTGAATAATGAATAACTGTAGCATCAGCAGTATATGCACCAGGTGCAGCAGAAGCAAATCGTCTTACATTATTGGCATGACCGTTTAGAGCGTCCATCCATTTTTCCATTGTTGAACGTGTAAGAAAATCTTCATCGTTCAAAACGGTTACTGTCCAATCAGCAAAAGTTCTGTTACCCGCAAGTTTAATTTCACGTCCAAAATACTGAACAGGCGCAACACCAATTGTAGAACCTGGTAATTGCGCCGTCTTACATGTAAACGCTAATTTTGCTGTTGATAAAGCACCACCTGGGATGCTGTTTGGAAAATTGATAATAACTTCAAATAAATTAGGTCTTGCGCCATCAAACGCCATACCGACATTACGAAATTCATTAATAGCAAAAGCTGGCATATATTACTCCTTTTTTGTAATTTTATTTAGACCGCTCCAACTACTTCATTGAAACTTACACCGGTACGTACCGCAACAAAATTAAGCTGAATAAAGTTAATTGAACGAGCAGGTTTAATGTAGATGTCTCCAACAAACTCATTACGGTCAATGACTTCACCTGTGTTGTTTGTATCGTCACAAACAACTTTGAAGTCTGTGATACCACGACGACCTTTGACATCACGCAAGAATGGCTCAACTAAAGCAACAAACTGGGCACGTGTAAATTCATCATTGAATTCAAACAATGAGAAACGTGCTGCACGTGAAATTGCTTTTTCTAATACAATAAACAAACGACGAACGTTGATACGATCAAATGCTGATGGTTTAGCTAACAATGTTTTGTCGCCAAATAGAACTGTACCATCGCCTGGGAACTGAACAACAGGATTGACACTTGCTTGATACAAGCTATCTCTCTTTGTTTTATTTGGATTCCAAGCTAACTTTACAACATTTTTGATTTGACCACGGTTCAAACCACCTGGTGAATACCAAGGATCTTGCAAACTGTCTGTACGAACGCACAGACCA